TTCGATCAACTGGCTCAGAAGTTGTGGGCGGAACTGGGCAAGAGTAGCTTGCACGTTGCCGCCGCGAAGACCTCCAGTCGCCGAGGCGTTTTGCAAAATGGCATTTTCGCCTTGTTGCATCATCGACTGGAACTGAGGAGACGACTCAATGCCTGCAATCGCCTCACGTTGAGCCGCAGGTCCTGCAAGACCAAGAAGACCTTGCTGGCCTCCAATTGCCGATTCACCTGCTGTGACGTAGGGCGAGAGCAACTTTTGAGCGGCATCAAATTGACGTCGCTGCTCTTCAATTGATGCTTGGCTCGATGCCGTTTGTGCACCTGCAGCAGTCGACGCGGCATCAGACTGTGCATTGCTTGCCATCACACCTGTGATGACTGACCCAGCCACGACGGCCGTTGCGATTCCACTCATTGGGATTCTCCTTCAATTAAATTGATGCCAGAAAGGGCAAGAGCTTGGCGGTAGTCGACCGTGACCTCTTCTCCTTGACTGCCTCCAACGCAACCAGCAATGCGGCAAATGGCCACAAGCCAGATGTCACCACTGGCGTCTTTAATAAACTTGGCATTGGGGTTCTTGGCGTGGTTGGTGTACCGCCCGGCAGGTGTGCGCATGCCATCGATGCGTGCCGGTGCTATGACTTCGTCTTGCTCAACTGGGGCGCTAAGGAACACGCCCTTGCCCTCAATGGCTGAATCGCGCACGGTGAACTTTGGCGCAAAACCACTTGGCATTTGAATTTGGTCATGGGGGTTTTCAGACTGGGCGCGAACAGCCGCGGGAGTAAACCCGGCCAATCGAACTACAAGTTCAAAGTCCTCTCGGTCTTCACGACGGTGGTAAGTCTCAAGTTGCTTGGCTGCTTCAGCGTGGGCCTGCCATGTGGAACTCTTGTCAAGAAACATAGCCTCAAGCTTATCGATGTCGCGCTCGCCAGTGGAGTAGACATTCTGCCAGATACAAGTCTCGAGCACGTAGCCAAGTTTGCGGCCAGGCTTGCCAACAAAGATCATTGGTGCTCGCAGCACTTTGGTCTGACCATCGTCACCGACCATGGCAACTGCGCCAGTCAACATGATGTTGAGGTGCTCAAACCGTTGGGCGTGGCCGATGGCGAGAGTGCCAGCCGGCAGAGTGACTTCGCGGATGTAGATACCCGGGCCGAAGTGATGGACAACTGGGCACTCGACTTGAGGCAGGTCCAAGAGGTGGGATTCAACCTGCTCAATCTTGGCAGGATCCACAATACTGTGGGGTTTGGCTTCAACCAGCATTCAAACTCTCCTTTTCAGGGCGGTATGAGCTGCTGGCTGCTCGTTAGGCTCAGCTACTGTGGCATCTAGCACCACAGGTGGGCAGATACTAACACGCATCTACCCACCTTGTAAACCGTCAGGTTATTTCACGACCAGACGCGCTGATAGTCAATGCCGTAGCGGCCCCAGCAAGTGTGGAGATAAACCCGCCAGCCTCAAGAACCTGACCCACAAGTTCTGGGCACGTGTAAGTTTCGTTTGGTGCTATTGAACGTGTTTTCAACACCAGGTTTGAAACACCTGCGGCGCCCGCCGCTGCCACAAGATTGACGCTAAACGGTACGTTTGCAGCACTTGTGTTCGTCACTGTAAATTTGTCAATGATGGTTTTACAGTCTTGCGCAGTGTACTGAGAAGTTTGTGCATTCTCTGCCTGTTTGCGCGGGATGATGTTTTTTACTGTCACGGTCATTTCATTTCTCCTTGTTCAGATGCTTGTTGAATTTTCTCTACCTCTAGGCGCATTGCCTCAATCCTTGCAGCTTCCTCGGCGCTGTAGGCGTCAACCACTTCTTTGCTCCACACAATTGCGGCAACATCTGACAGTCTCTTGTCTTGAATTGTGATTTCCGACCCCGGAGCAAAACAACTGCGGTTGAAGTTTCGTGCTAATTCAACACCGTCTTTCATGACGATGTGGACTTCACGTGCAAAGATGGACCCGTCCTCGATAATCTCGATCTTGTCAATAAATTGGCGCTCTTCGATGCTCATGATGTTCCTTTAGTTGTCTGAAAAGTAGGTCACAACAAACTCAACTTGTCCGGAGGACGGGAAGTTTACTCCCACCATATATGGTGCTCCGTTGTACAGGTTGCCGTTGCCGTTGTTATAGCGGAAATAGATTTTATTTGTGCCTTCAATTGGGAGACCGTAAAAGTTGCGCGTATCAAACGCAGCCTGTTCAACCCAAACAGGCGTGTACGGTCGCACGCCGTCATTAACAATTGTGAATGGCAGGCCGTCAAGAACCGCAAATGATCCACCCACAGAACCGATACTGCTGTACACGTATGTGCAAGTTGCAACAACTTTTCTGCCGATCTTGATGTACTTACCCGTGGCCGTTGTTGCCGTGAACGTCGTTGTGCCAAGCCCGTCAGCAGAAATGCGTGGCGTCCAACTTCCCTCTTCGTAGTCGTCAAGAGTGTTGGCATTGCTAGATGCGTTTTGTGTTGCTGGAAACTTGATCTGGCCAGCGGTGGATGTGGAAAGATCTAACAGCTTGTACGGGATAAACGATCCGTTGTTGTCAAACTGACCTTGCTCAGTGCCATTGTTGGTGTGAAATTTAATCCATTGGGCAAAGATGGTGATGCCCAGCTTCATTGAGTTATACCCAAGCTCGCTGTACAACTTCGTTTCTGCCGTATTAGCTGTGTATTTCTCCCGAGTGAGAACAAGACCGCCTGACGCGTCTTGCAGAACAACACCTGTTACGCCAGAAGTTGCCGCAGCACTGACTGTCGTATTGACACCAATGATAGGGTTACTGCCTGCAGCTGCCAGTGTCTTGTTGGTTAGGGTCTGCGTGTCTGTCGTGCCTACAACGCTTCCCGTAACGCCATGGACGCCACTCGACGCTCCGGTATGTGTGGTCAGTGTTGTCAGGTTGTCGCTGATTTGCTTCTGCAACTTACCAAACGCCAACAGCACGGTGTCAGTGGCCGTGATAACTGCGTTGGTGACGGTAGATAACCCAGTTAGAGTTGCCGCTCTGACTTGTGTAAACAGGTCTTGCCAAGTCTTGTCGCCGCGCCAGTATTGAGCAGTCGTGCCAGCCGCAATCGTTGGCTCACGCGTGGCAATTGCTGCGTCAAGCTCGGCTTGAGTGGCCACGTCTACGGCGAACCCAGGATTCGGGTACGTTCCAGAAAGCACGCCTCCAGCTGCGCCAGTAGGTGCTGCACCTGCAACGGCAATGGTTATTGACCCGTCACCATTTGAGATGGTGACGTTAGTGCCAGCTGTAAGCCGTGCGTTTTTCCAGACTCCGACGGTTGCGTCGTAAATTAACAAACTGCCAGCCAGCACAGGATTGGTGATGAGTACGTTGTGCAACTCATCAATCTCGTACCCGTTGTCCACCTTGACAAAGATCTCACCATTGCCGCCAGACTTCTTGGTGCAGTAACCAACGGTGACCATGTGCTGAGGAGCAACAGGTTTGACGTTCACAATAGCACCAGGTGTTGTCGGGGACAAGTACAGGATGTCGCCCTCATTGAAGCTGTTTGTGTCTAATCCACGCACAGACCCAAAAGTGGTGATAAAACCCTGACCGTTCACAGCGATCTGTTCTGTCACAACTCCAATGGTACTTGCTAATGTGACGTCAGAGTCGGCCAACGCGCGTTTCACGAGCAGATTTGCCCCTGAGGCCCCTGAGACATACACAACTTCGCCATCAACTAGTGGCGTAGTCTCGTCGTTCTTGACAAGTAGAACATTCTCCTGGCCAACCTGCAGAGTGACGTTGCCGCCTTTCAACCCAAGATCTAATGTGCCGTCGGTGTCATTCCATTTTATACGTCCTGGAACGCCGCCAACTGCTGTCGGCGCAACTGTGTTGACATCAACGTAATCGGCAATGACGAAGTTGTCCTCACGAATTAAAGGAGCACATGTCAACAAGTCAAGAGACTGGGCGATTCTGTCAAGCAGGTCTAAGGCCTGCGCGGCTTTACCGTCAGCGGCGCCTGCGTTGATGGCTGCGTCTTGTACAATCTGGCCAAGTTGGTCAAGCGCCGACTGAGCTGAAGCTTGTGCTGTGTTTGCATCGATCGACGCCTCTTGCGAAAGACGTGTCAGAGTGGCGATGTCGGCCGGTGTCAGTTCTCCAGCAACGTAAAACAGCCGCTCAAAACGACGGATCGACTCCTGATCAGGTAGAAATTTTGCGAGCGTATCTCGCGTCAGTGGTCTCGGATCTGCCATATCACACCGCCAAAGGTTCAAGACGTGCCTCAAGGCGCGCAACTGAGATGAACGACTTGCTGTCGCCGCGGAAGCGTTGCACGCGCCAGTTTCTCATGTGACCTTGTTGAAGCCAGGTGATGCGTTTTGACCTGTCACCGCGCTTGCCAATACGAACAGTTTTGTCTTGACTCCATGTCTCGCCGTCAGTCGAGTACGACGTGCTGATGGTTGGATCGGTGCCAAAAGCCACGCGACCCGTCAGGCAAACAAGTTCAAGCTCATGGAAGATGGCTCCTCGCCCTTCGTTGTACACGACAAGCGTGCCGAACTCCCAGCGGACGTCCTGCCCAAAATGGGTTGAGATGGAGTCGTCTAGGTGGCCTACGACTCCAGAAGACGGGTGGCCAATCAGCCACTTGTTGTAGCACCAGACTAGGTCCTTGGCCACGTACTCAGAGAACCCAACAATGGAACTGGTCAGGTGGTACCAGACTGGTTCCTGCAGTGTCTGAGACGCGGCCGCGTCGTAGACCAGTGTCTGGTCAGGAAGTCTTACCCAAAGATGCTGATGGGCTTTGTTGACACGCGATTCAAGAATCGATTGTGCAAGTTGCTCTTCGGTATAGTTCTGGAGGACCTCATCAATTTCTTGAGTGCTGATCTTGATCGCAGAAGCATTGGCGCCGATATAAATTGACGGAGGTTCATTTCGACCTGAACCCAAGAAAGCCACGGCGTCAATGAAAACGCAGGCGCAATAAGTACCGAGCGCACCTTTAGGGATTTGTGCCCCATCAATACGTTGGAACGGGAAGAAGTCTCCGCCGACGTTGTCGAAAACTTCAATGGTGTTTCTGTTGATGGCGTACACCTCATTGCGCACCTTGACTAGGCCAACAACGGGGTCTGGGTCAACTTCAGAGCTGCCGTACTTCAGCGGGTTCACCGCAAGTGGATTGTTCAGTTCGGTGACAATCAGACTTTGGCCGTCGGTAGTCATGAAATAACCATCGACCCAAACAAAGTCCTTGACAAACCCAAGATCAGGATCAGTGACTTGCGTCAATGTGCGCCCATTCCAGTAGTACAGTCTACCGTTTGAGGAAATACCCAGGCGGTCAA